CGACGTTGCGACGGTTACTACGTAACTCAAACTGGACATCGTTGGCATACATGTTGAGCTTCACAAGCTCGTCGTCGATGCCAAAGCATCGAATCAGGTTCCGGAAAGACTTTTCAGTACCCTTGGACTTAAAAATATAAACAAGATTGTTGTAGATATTCTTATAGATAATGTTTTTAATTTCTTCGAGTGGTTTCTCAAAGACCTTGTCTTCGCTGCGGCTGGCAAGCACATTAAGAACATCAGCATCCAAAAATATCTCCGGCGTGACGAGGCCGGCCGAATTCAGAAGTCTTTCCGCAAATGGTAAAGGTTTATTGCTTCCACTTATATACTTCACATCCTTGATGGTATTTAAATCTTTTATCTGCAGATGAAGGGTGTCAAAGTAACTGGAAATGATCTGTGTCAGTTTTCGCAGTTCACCGTCGCCGTCGTTATCTTCTTCAATAATCCACGATGGAAGTGTATTGTAAATTGAAGCATTATTGTTGACATCATATGATGAGCCCGTTGCTTCAAGGACGGTCGTCAACGATTTCACGCTAGCGTGCTGAGGATATATAATGGGATCTTTATACTCTAGAGTGGCGGCGTTTGATAGAACGATGGCTGAGCCAGTGTTCCGGGCCAGAGCAAAGTTACCTGCTGTGATTGCCGGACATGTCCAGGCACCGTTTGAGAAGCGGCCTGAGTAATCTAAAACCGTACTGTCAACAGAAGCGGTATTCGTAATGCCCTCATTAAACTTAAAGTAGACGCCCAGATCTAAGTTGGCGCTGACTTCGGTCTCTATAAAGGGCTCGGGGTCGGTATTGACACCACCTCCAACTTGGGTGAACCAAAAACGACCAATTTCCTGTCCTGTCCGTTCCGTCTTCCAAAATCGGAACTCATCTAAAGAAGCGGAGAGTTTGCCGGCATAGGCAGTAGCGGCAGAACTACGAGGTGACCCGACGAGAGCCCCAATATTGGCGCGCAAATTGAGGCCCGAGATATCCTTAAGGACGCCCAGACCACTCGCGGAGAGTTCCTGGGTTTGGTTGAGTCTCCCGTCAATATAAAAGCGAGTGTTTAATGTGGAGTCTCCCTGCTTAAGAGTAACCGCATAATGGTGCCACTTCCCATCTGCTATAGAGTTCATGGTGATGGTGGGTGTACCGAGCCGGTGCTCAAAGACACCGGTATTTCCGGACAAGACCGTGAGCATGAATGGGCGAAGCCCGGTAACTGAGGCTGTTAATTCAACACGGACGCGTCCATAAGTTTTATCCGGGTGGGCTACCCCATTCCAAAGATCAAAAACAACCTCTTTTCTAGTATTAGCAACATCGAAGGCGTCTTTCTTGAGCCAAAATTCTAATGATATTCCTTTGCTGGCCACATTCGTGGCGAAGTTGGAGCCGCGGCTCTTGGACGGCTCATAATAGTTAGACCCGGTAAATTGAGTCCGATACGGAGTAGGGCCATTTGGATTAGGGTGGGGGCCGCCTTTTACATAAATGTATTCATAATCGGCTGTAGAGTTCGGGAGTCCGTACCCATCAACTAGGGCTGTTGGGGTTCCCCAGCCGCCGGCTGAAAAATTGATATAGCCATTGGTGCGAGGATATCGATCGTTGTAAATGTAAAGATCTAAATAAGTCGAGTCGTTCTCCCACTGAAGTCTTTCCTTGAGAGACCCATCATAAGGGAAAGTATTATATATTCGCTGAATTGCTTGCGTATAATAATCTTTAGCATTTCCGTAACGAGCGAACCCCTGCGGAACCGAATAATCGGCGTGGGGAATATAACGTTCCTCCTTAATAATCTCCTGCTCGTGGAAACCTACTGATTCAACTTGAGAGGATATTTTTTGGGCTGTGGTGCCTGCTAAGGATTTAATATTTGATGCTACATCAAAATATTTCTTAATGCTCATATCATTCTAATTATTCTTCAACTCTAAATTTAAACGTCTGAGGCTGTTCTTGCCAGTCTCCTATACTATCATTATAGTAAGATAGGTTAACCTCGTACATATAACCAGCCTCTAAAAGACTCATATCTAGATCAAAATAATTACCTCCCTTGTCATAGGATAAATACGTGCTGTTCCGGGAGCCTGTGCCGTACGGAATAGCGTTCCAGTTGTCGGTGACGCGGCGGATGTTGTAGGACGCGCTTGGAATAATTGATGTTGGGTTATTCGTGGTGGCCACCGTATAAACAGTGGGGCTCCAGTTCTTGTTGCGGACAAAAAATCTAAATCGCGCGGAGTCTTGGCGCGGGTACTTTTTCTTTAAATTTGTACAGCTGGTAACCCTATTAAATGTGGGGGCTTCCTCATAGGTGGGCATTTTTTCAGGATAAAACGAGCCGGTGAAGTATTGGAGTGCGCTTCCGCTATGCCAGACATCGTAAACCTTTTGAAGAGGAGTGGCTGCAGCCGTTAGCGCTACCTCACACTTATAAATGCCGCGGCTGATATAACTTGCTGTCACATTGGAAACCAAATTTTGTAGCTTCAGTTTCGCTCCGGTGGGTGCGGTCGCGGAACCGGAATAGAATGACACGCGGATATTGCCAGTTCCGACCTTGGGGATATTAACAAGGCGGCCGCGAATATAATTATACAGATAGAGCGCATTCAGATTATCCTCCGCGGGGGCCAGTGAGCTGGAGTAGAAGAAATTCTCTCTATCATCTTCAACCCGAGAATCCCAGCGCGCTTCAATAGTGGGTCGCTGGAAGAAGAACTGAGTCGAGCGGGCGAAAAAGCGTTTAGTATAATAAGACTGCGTGGCGCCGAGCGTGTTTTGTAGAACACTGCCGCTATCTGTACCTAGGGAACTAGAGAAATAAGCCTCCTGAGATCCTGTAAGATGAATACCCAGGCCATAGTTAGTTTGTGATCCGGCGATCCATCTCTCCACTAGATTGCTAATATCAACTTCAAGATTTTCAAAGCCCAACGGAAAATTCACATTATAGTTATTGACCGTACGGTAATCGCCGCCGGGGGTCGTCCAAGAGGAGGACGCATTGGGCTTAATCCAGTTGGCGGTACCGATGTCCTTATAGTTGTCCATGTCCAAGCCGGTGCCCTCTGTCCAAGGCTTGGCCACAGGAGCCACAATTAAATTAAAGTTTTGTGGAAGAGTAAACGGTGTGCGAGCATTATATAGCTTTAAGAAGAAAGACACACTGCCGGAGGATCCGAGAGTCCCTGCGGTGCGATCCGAGGACATCTGAGTAATTGGGAAGTCCATCAAGATGCGGGAGAGTTCTTGAGATTGACCATTAGAACCCGACTCCTGCCCGTAAATAGAAAAGACTTCGAGTGCGTCGGCATAACCCATATTGGACCCAGTTCCTCGCGTGACTAAATCATCTTCATAGGCATTAACGATGGTTGTATCCGCACTCGCAGTATAACGTAGAAGAGCCATTACCTGATTGCTCCCTCGATGTCAATATTAGGAAACTTAAGCTCAAAGATCACGTTCTTCTGTGCCAAGATATAGCGGCCGTCTACAGAAAGATTCTTTGCAAAATCATAACTAACATTAGAATATGTTGCTCCGGCGCGTTGAGTAATACTTACCTCGTAAACGTCTACGACGCCATCTACCCGCTGTAGGACTTTATAGAACTCAGTTATCAAGATAGATTCTCCAATGTCATATTGATTTCGCAGCAAATACTCCCGGATAGCTGCATTCGCCTTATTTAAAACTGTGTACCGATTAGCGTTTAAATCTAAAGCTAGTGTATATTTAATTCCAAAATTCACAATGGCGGCATCGAGAATATCAACAGTATCATTGACCATTTTATATTGTAAAAGCCAATTTCTTAAGTTGTTCTTTATAGTAACATTGGCAGCTACCAACTTGTCGCTAGCGTTTTGAGATATCACATAAATGTTAAGATTCCTCTTAAGCTCATCAAAATCCCGAAGGACAGCGGCGCGCTTAATGGCGCCATACTTGTCTGGCATGCCATAGCAAATAGCCTGATAATCCTGAGCTGTAACGGCTCGATTTTGAGTAGCGAAGTACCCATATACTCTTTGTTTGACCTCGTCCGCAGTAGGAAGGCTGATATCGCCGACAAAGGGCTCGTCGTTAGAGACCTCCAGGGATCCCATAACTGTGTTTCTCTGCGATTGGACCAGGGCGCCCTGACTATTAAACCTGAAAAGGGGACGATTTACAGTTATAATTGTATTTGATGCAGCGTTTACATCCTGCGTGGTGTTCGTACGGTAGGCGATTCGCAATGTTGTATTGGAAGGAGCAATTCCAAATTTATCAGTACTAATAAGCTTGGTGGGATCAAAATCTAGATCATTGGTATAAGTACGCCCGGGCAATTGAAGTACCAAATTAGATGGGTCGACTACGGATTCTGATAAGAGTTCTGACGTCGAGCCGTAACCAAATTGTAAATAAGCCTTTCCGGCCTCGCGCTCTAGTGTAAAGCGCCTGGCGACAGGGACTGCTTTAAGTAAGTTTTTGACCGTATTATTAGTATTTGAATTGGTGTTGGGGATAGCTTTATAAATCGTATTCTGAGATAAGTTCTCTACCTCATAATACACGTGACCTTCCGAATCCGTGAGGCTGATGATTTCTGCCACATTGGAGCTTTCTAAATTAACTCTTAAAAAACGCTGGAAGTTACCTACACTCACCTCTTGATAACTCACGCGGCCTGATACTGCACGTGCCTGCGAGCGAATGATGTAACTTGTAGGAGACCCGGTGGCGCTATCAATGCGGCCGGACACTACCTGATTGCTGCTTCTCGAAAAATCAACATCCTCGACGGTCGTATAGTTGCCTCCGCCCGTGGAAGAGAAGGTTGAGCCGGCTTTAAGTCTTGGCGCGTAGCTCAGTGAAGGGCCTAGGCCTGTTTGATCTGCTGGGACTTCAATATAGAAAGTAAGCACTCCGTGTGATGACGGTGCGGTGTTTAACTTATATCCGGCTTGCCGAGCGAGGCGGACGACATTGTTATATTCGATAGCACTGTCTAAAAAGGACTCGTTGCTCTGGTAATCAACGTAAAAGGATAAGATATCACCAATATACGCTACCGTATCGAGCATTAAAGACCCGAAAGAGGCTTCGTTAAAGTCCCGATAGGTGTTGGGATAGTAGCGTTTGGCATAATTTTCGAGGTCGCGGCGGATGGACTCAAAATCGCGGCTAGTATAATCAATTGGTTGTAGTTTTTTGTTACTCATGTAAGTGCCTCAGTGTCCTAATTAGGCTCCACATTAATCTGAAGGTTGCTTAAAAGCTGTAAAGGTATAATTGTAAATGTGATTCCTACCGAAAGATTGTGAGGGAAAAGGTCAGGATTGTTCTCCGGGATGGCATATTTGATGTCGTTAATCTCTATAAAAGGAAGATATATCTTTACCTGCTCGAGTATTTTCTCGGTAATACGATCATAGGTGTTCTCCGCATTCATTTCGAACAAATACGTTTTCAAGCCCACTCCAAAATTAGGATCCATCATCTTTTCGCCTGGGGCGGTCAGCATCAGCATTTTCAAGTTCTGTTGGGCAAGCTGAAAGAAGTTAGTATTAAGGTTGTAGGCACCAAAAACTTCGCTCATTGTGAGTGGCAGCGCTACCGATAATCCCGAACTCATTAACTTCTCCTCCTAGGTGCTCAAGAAATTTCTTCTGGGTCACATTGGTCGACGGTCGCTTCTGCCGCTACCGAGGGGTCTTCCGGGTGGGGCGGAGGACACGCTGGGTCTGGGGTTTCTTCGATGACGTCTACTGTTTCTTCATCAGTGTTAATTAGTCCTAATAATAAATAAATCAACCCTAAAGGTGTGGGCGGCATCATTAAGAGACCGGACACTTTCCCAGTAAAATCGATGCCGTCGCGCTTAATAGCCGGAAAGAAATTTGCGGGGATACTTGGAGTCGATGAGTTGCCATCTGGATCCAGGATCGCTGGCATTTCTACTGCCGCCTGCATCGACAACTCCAGGATACATAAAATAAATTTAAGGAGGTCATCTCCGTTAATCCCACGGAAGTTTTTATAAGCATCCGAGTCTTCACCTTCGGTTTCTTTAATCGTATTTTTGCGGGTCTCGTTGATAGTCTCGGCCGAGGGATTCATGGCCTCTGCTAACTCGCTAAAGCCATATCCAGTGATTTTTTTGATGAGTTTTGTAATCCCAACATGTGGATCAAGCAACTCGCATATCCCCTTCAAGATATTGATGGGCGCCATAATGAGCATCTTAAGAATAAAGTCTCGGGCGGCGCCCTGTGGATCAGTATTGGCGGCGGCCTGTGCGGCAAGCGTCGGCGGAACGCGCCGCAAGTTAGGCTCCTTTTTATAGTTATCATTATTCCGAATCGTTGAGAGCAATATTTCTAGAGCCAGGGCATTGGAACTGTAAAACGACTCGTTGATGGTTTGGAAATATTTACCAGTCAAAAAGAAGTTCTGAATGATTGGAACGAAAGCAATAAGGTCTTTATTGAAGGTAGTAGAAAAATACTGTTGGTAGGCGGGGTCGCGCGCGAGGGTTTCCATCTCGGGGGAAGTCAGCGGTTCTAGAACAAAGCCCTCCTGATCAGTACCGAGCATTGCGGCCTCGGCTTCTAGAGCGGCCAGTTCGGCGTCGGCAGCGGCATCTGCCTGGCGGCGTATCTCGGCCTGGAGCATCCCCAGGCCGCGCATGACATTGCGTATGAGTCCTCGCGCTCCAGCTCGTCTGATTGGCAGGGTGGTGCCTGCTTGGTACGATATGGTAGTTCCAAAAAGCTGATTATGAAGGGTCA